GGGTGCCTGATCTCCGGCAATAAGGATGGTGACGGTGGGTTCAGATTGCAGTCATCTAAAACTGGAAGCCCTAACTCTGCCCACAAACAGGCGCTGGCTGTGGATATCTACGACCCGCAGAATAAATTGGATGACTACCTGACAGACGAGATACTAACTAAGTTTGATTTGTATCGAGAGGCACCGGAGTCTACCCTGGGATGGTGTCATCTTGGAACTAGGATACCCGGATCTGGTCATCGCACGTTCAAACCTTAATGCCATTCCTAATTCCAATCGCAGCCAAAATATCAATCGCCCTAACGCTCGTCATTGCGTTATTTTCATCCGGCCTATACGTTGGTAACCGTTTAGGAATATCGTCGTGCCAAGAGGCTGTAATCGAGTCGCAGAGGCATAGCCTTGAGGTCAGTGCAAAACAGTCTCAAATATCAGACTCAGTCACCACAAAATATGTGGATCGTATAAAAATTGTGCAGGGTAGGACTCAGGAAATAATCAAGGAGATTAAAGTCTATGTTAAAGATGATGCCGATACTTATCTGCCTGGTGGCTTCCGGATGCTCCACGATCTCGCCATCAACTATGACCCCGGCAACTCCACCGGAACTGTTGATGAGACCCCCGTTAAAACTCAAGATGTTGCCGAAACGGTTGTCAGAAATTACGGTATCTGCGAAGAAAATTCACAAACCCTCGAAGCCATTCAAGACTTTGTTAGACAGCAAGCCGCCGTTAGATGACGAGTAATGCTCGATTTATACCTGTTTTTGGATATAGATAGGTATAAAGTACCGATCTATTTGTAATATGCGTGTTGGCCGCAGATTGTAACCAGCTTCAACTTGCTCCAGCTCTTTGGCTTCTCGATCCACGTTGCGTGGAAGTGGGTGGCCTCAAACTTCCCGTCACCGTAGATGGCCATTCTTGCTGATCGTTCTGCCTGTAGCCATTCTCTACTCTGAACATTGGGCCGATACTCAGACTTGAGAACTCCTCCATACATCTTCTCCGGCACCCACGAGAACTGCGCCGGTGCCAGGACTACCTTTGCTATATCACCATCCGGACCAAGCCGATTTAACACTACCTGGGCGGTCTTAACCTGACAATACTCAGGCTCACCTCTTGATTCGTAGAACGTCACCAGGGTCAGCCACATTAGTAGCTCAGTCATGTTTATTCCTCGATTCCATTAAGATTTTGTATAGCTTTCTTTCTCCGTCAATTCTTTTACCTTTTAACAAATGCTCTTGATATTTCAACGCTTGGCGCATAAATGTTAATTCCCTTCTAGCAATGAATAATTTTTCAGCAAGCACTCTTGAATCGGTTGTGGTTTCCAGAATGGCATTGACTGCTTGCTCTCTATTCTCTGTCTCATTATCCACGCTCTCGCCTCTTTTGTTGGTGGCGTATAAGTACCTTTCCACGCCGAATCTATCCCTATATTTTTTGCAATATTCGTACTATCTGCACTTGCAAACGGGAGCCTTGAAAATACATCTGGGTCAAGCATACGAAGCCCATGCAGTTTGCATATTGGGTTCCCGGACTTGTCGCATATAGAATTCATAGCTTCAGCGATTCTAACCCACCACAAAGAATTCCCAATTGCAGAGAAATTTCCACTTGAACCCAAACAAACTCTGGGCCAACGGGTAGCCAGCGACTGTAACCTTTCTATAGACTCATGTAAGTGCCAAACAGGTGACCCAATCCATTTATTCTTTGCATCTTGCCAGGGCCACTCCTTAATAAGAGCATCATTCATCTCCTCAGTCCCATCAATAATGTCAGGAATTACAGCAAAATCAAAATTAGGAATTCTATGTAACTTCGCTACCCATTCGTAATATCTATTCCAATCGGTTACAGGCTCCCCGCTTCGCCAAGCAGAAAATGCTCCGTTGTCAACCGCAAAACTTTGACAAACTTCAACGGCTACAGACAATTGGTGCGGGTCACGAAAACTTACAAAAGCATGACCGCCGGAAATTGCTTGCGCGGCAGCCGTTGATGGATTAATTGGCAAACCGTGATAATGAATCATTTATTTCCCCAACACTTCCAGCATAAATATACTGCGCGAGGAGGTACGCAATACAATAACTCTGCTTGTAATTTGCAGATGGCGCAAATCTTTTGACAATATGGATGCGTTTTAATCAAAACTTTCTCCTATTACACACCATCATCCGATTCTTTACACCAATTATCAAACTCTTCTTTATTGGCTTGCCTGTAATGTCCAAGTACATCACGCAACTCTGACTCAAGCGAATCTAGTAGATCATCCCAGCCATCAGCGTGACCTGTTGCCAGATCAAACGTACCCATGATCCGGATCAGCCGTTCTTTTGGATCACTCATGTTTTCCCCTTTATCATTGGTGCGTGTCTTGATAGGCCGAACGTAGCGGCCCTACTCTAGTTGGGTGCCGCAGCTTCCTCAATGCTTTTGCTTCGATCTGACGAATCCTTTCTTTGCTCACTCCAATTGTATCTGCCACCTCTTTTAAGGTAAGTTCGCCACCATCAAAACCAAAACGAAGGTTTATAATTTCCTGCTCCCGTTTTGTGAGAGTTCCTACCGCCGCGCTAACTGTATCTAACTCATCCTGGATCTCTAACCTCAAAGCTGGATCCTGAGTTGGGTCTTCAAGCATCCGGGAGATATCTTCAAATCCAATATCAGCAAAACTCTTGTTAGTCTTGAGCGGAGTCATTTGCTCTTCTGAGAATAACTCCGATGGCATTACCATCAAATACTCGCAAACTTTAGCAACGCACTCAATCCACTCTCCCGTCTTACTGATAGGAGACCTCTTCAGATTAATGACATCTCCGAAAGTCCCGTTGTTAGTACCGGCGGCCCGGCAAAGTTCTGACACGCTCTTTATTCCACGGGATTCCATCACCCGTAAAATGTTCGCGTTTCGCACCCGCACCTCAAGTCTGTAATCTCTCATAATATTAACCCTATTAAATAACCTATGATCACCATGATCACCACCACCGGGGTGATGGCCAGGAATATCATCAACGCCTCGTGGTGCGAGAACCGGTGTTTCCATTTATTTTTAATCATTCTTTGCTCCGTAGTTTTAGAACCGCACATGGCACCCACTGAATGCCGGTTATAGTACAGTTCTAATTAAAAGGTATGTCATCGTCCATGTCTTCAAACCCATGGGCGGCTTGAGCCTTCGCTGGAGCCTGGCGCTCTCCGGCCTCCGGTGCCTTGCCCAGCATCTTCATCTCACTGGCCACGATCCCGGTGGTGTAGCGTTCGACCCCTGATTTGTCGGTCCACTTCTTGGTTTCGAGTCTGCCTTCAATGTAGACAGAAGACCCCTTCCGCAGGTAATTGGCGGCTACTTCAGCAAGCTTTCTGTAGAAAGTAATGTTGATAAATTCAACACTCTCCTGTTTTTCTCCGGCCTTGTTTTTCCACTGTTCGTTACATGCGATAGAACAGTTGGCCACAGATTCTCCGGATGGTAGGTGGCGTATTTCTGGGTCTTTGGTTAAGTTTCCGATGCCGATGAATTTATTTACAGATGCCATTTCTTCTTACTCCTTTTTTGATTGCGTGTTTGCCAATTACCTGCGGGGTTACGTTGTAATCTTTAGCTATTGATTTATACTTCTCTCCAGATTTTGCGCGTTTTACAATTATCTCAATATCGCTTGCAGATAATTTTGTTTGAGGTAGATCAAACCCAGATGCTTGCCGATTCTTTTTTACAGCATCTTCCATATTTTCTTTTCGTGTCCCAACAAACAAGTGGGCCGGATTGCAGCATCTTCGATTGTCACAACTATGACAAACATCAAGCCCGTCTGGTATCTCGCCAACGAACACATGATACGAGATTCTATGAATATACCAATTAATCCTTTTGAATGTTGATCTGCAATAACCGTTTTCCCTTGGCTTGCCTTTCCAGTTCCAGCATCCAGATGCTGAATCTATGGCGATATTTCGTGCTATCCGACCCCTTATTTTATCCATTTTATATACCTATGTGGCATGTAATAACGGTTATTGTGCCACGCAATTACATCTAAAACAAGTTAACTTTATTTACTGATGCCATTTTTACTCTCCTTTTTAGATGCTCTGATTTGACGTACACAAGATGCTACGGTTCCATGGTTCATGCTCAGAAGTACAGCGATTCTATGTGGCATATAGAGTTTCCCAGTGTTCGGGTCTATTTTGCCCATCATAAATTCAATCTCTGGCATCCTACTCTTTACCGACTCGTGCCTGACGAACTCCTTCTGCGGACCATTGCGCGGACGTTGAATCCTTGGCGGCAGATGATTGTCAGTCCGGTACTCATCGATTATCTTGCGGCAATAATAGTACCTCAAAGTGTAGTTAATAGTGCTGAAAGATTCGGCGATCTCGATTAACGACTTACCTTTATCTATCATCTCCGACATTTCCTTGACGTGTTTCGAGAATAGATTCTTGCGACCTCTCTTCTCATCGACACTATCAATAAACATACTCGCTGCCTTGCCAGGGTATCTCAGCGCCAGATACTTAATTTGAGCGGGGTAGTTGAATACCAGATCCAACTTAGTGCTGTCACATACCAGCAATGGACTTGCTCTAGTGTACTCAACCGCCCAATGCACGGTCCTTGGGCAGTCGGAGAACATATCCTCAAACATCATTTCCCCCAGTTCAAAAGTTTTTGATACATCTGATCTGATTCTTTTAAAAAGATCCTGACCTCAAGTTCCAGCGCCTTGATGTAGTCTTCATCACGCTCTACCCTATAAACATACAGGCTCAGATTGTCTGGAAGATCTGGAGAGTAGGAGCAGAAATCGAACCACTCCCTGCCGGTTACCCACAGGCACCCCTGCACCTGCGCCCGGTGGACTGACGGATACCCTCCAGCCTGGATAGTTTCGATCTGGATATGAGGAAGTACCGACTTGATCTCGCACCCACCGTCTGTCCCAATCAATCCGTCAGGACTACACCCAGCCATGATAGATGAATGGGGTACGAAGCCAACCTCCTCAACAATGTTACCAGTGGTGGACTCATATGCCATACGAGCGAACGGCTCCTGTTCCGTTCCACGATCCGTATGGGCGTTGGAGAATGACTCAGCCACCTTGCCGGTCAATCGTTCGGTGACGATCTTGAGCATATACTTTTTGCGAGTAATTCCTTGACCCTTGGACAGGACATCAGCAAAACATGATGCTGTAGCACGGCCCCTCCGGGCCTCAAACCATGCATCCGATCCTTGGATATCCATTATTTCACCGCCTTGTCGATAAACTCCAAATGATCAAGAAGTACCCGCTTTAGCAGGGTCGCAGATCCCAAGTCTTTCACTTCTTGGCAAGCTTTTAAAGCTTTGTGCCACTCTATTTTCGCGGCAGCATTCGTAAGGCAAGCTCTAATGCTGAAACTGAACCTATCAAAATCTTCTTTAGATATCAACTCCAGATCCTCCTCTTGATACCGGCTCTCCTCATTTTCGCCGGTTTCGATTTCAAATAACTTTAAGACCGCGTATTTTTTGGCGTACGAGATAGCCTTCCCTGGAGCCTTGTCGGCGTTGTCCATTGCGTGGGCCTCAATGATTATAGT